ATGGTGATTTCCTTTTGTTTTGTTGCCCCCGAAGGGGCTGTTTTGTTTTGTTTAAATCTGTTGTATTTCGAAAAAATCATTATGGTTATAATCATGGTTATCGCCATAATGGTCATATCTAAGTATCTCCCAAAATACTTTATGTAAATTTCCATCTTCATCAATTGCATTGCTAGTCATAAATTTTCCTTCCTCAGAAGGTGCGCCCATCAATGCAATACGGTATTTAACTCCAGAGGAGTCAATATTTACTAATGTACCATACCATTTTGCAAAACATTCAAATAGTGCTGTAACAGCGACATTAAAATCCGCCATGTGCTCATCAATAACTAAACGTGTCATTTTATAGCTCTCCCACCTTTGCAGTTCCAGAAAAAGGTAATGCATTAGGGGGAAAATCTCCCAGAAGCTTACCCATCTGCTGCATGTAATAGTGCATTTCGCTTATGTTGGGCTCATATGGCGAATAAGCAAAGTCAATAAAGTTATTCCACAGGTATATAAGTGCTTTTAGCTCAGTTGGGCTTAGCCCTTCAAATTCATATCCATCAAAAGCGTTCATTTTAATATTTCCTCTTTTTGTTGTTGGCTATAACTCAACGCTACAACCTGCTTGCTGTTATGCAAGTCACTAGGGAGACTGTTTCGTTATGGCTTAAATATAGCATATGCATCAATTTGCAGCAAGCACAAATATAGCAAAAGAAAAGATTCTCGCTTTTTTATCGCTCTTGCCATATAATCGGCTTTCGGCTAACATATTGCCCAAAAATATAATGAGAGGCACGACATGAACATACGAGAATTTTTATTTTGCGAAAATATGACAGTTGCGGAATTGGCAGAAAAGGCCAGATTATCCCGCGGATATTTGGATGCCGTCATAAATAGAGGACTTAAGCCATCGCGTAGGACATGCGAAGACTTACAGAAAGCCACTTTTGGCAAGGTTTCGATACCGGGGGGTCTATATGTGCCCAGGCCGGGCAAAAGAGGCAAGCACAAGCGATCTGATGAAGAATTGATTTCAATAGAAATAACGGCATAGGGAAAAAATGAAGCAAGAGGACTATATAAAACTTAAGATCCAGAAAAGAGATGCTGAAATTGCATACGAACGAGCGGTGGCCAAAAAGCCATTTTCTCATTTGTTGGTTTCGGGCGCTATGGGGCAACTGAATAAAGTAGACAGACGAATAATCCAAGAACGTTGCTTGGAGTTATTATAAAAAAGGCCGGGGCAACAACTCCCCAGCCTAAGCTAACGCAACAAAAAGAGAAAAATGAAAAAGAACCTGAAATTGGAGCTTTCATGCACAGCATAGCGACACTGAAAATTTATCACAACACAGAAATGGCTTTAGATAAATTGGCTATCATCGCTATCATGGGAGAGAAATAAAAAAGCCCCGGGATAAACCGAGGCTTTTTTATACAACATTTAAACTAAGGAATCGGGGCCGATCTTCGTAGGTTAACCCCAAAACACAGATAATGTCATGATCATTCGAAACTTACTCGATCAATATACATTTTCCCCGATTTCCTTACAATATGCAACATTTATTTTAAGGAAATTTCGCTATGCTCGACAAAAAAAATTCTCGCGGATTTAACCATTCTTTTTCAGTGCAAGACGCTCAAGACTATGGTATAGAGGGCGCAATATTAATTCATCATTTCCAATATTGGATCCGGCAAAATGCTACTGTGGGAAGAAATTTCCATGATGGCCATACTTGGATGTACCAATCTCAAAAAGAGATAGCGGCACTATTTCCTTACTGGTCAGAGGATCAAATTTACAGGGTTATAAAAAAGCTGATTGATTCGGAAGTGCTAGTCAAAGGCAACTACAACAAATCTCCTTATGACCGAACACAGTGGTATGCATTCAGTAATGAAGAAATGTTTAGCATTCCACGAAATCGCGGAATGAATTCCGAAGTTCCCAAGAATGGAAACCACCAGAGTGCGGAACCTATACCAAATGTGCTAACAGATGCTAAAACAGATATTGTTTGTTCCGGGGAGCCGGATAAAGAAAATTCTTTGTGTTTAACGGGGGCGGCTTTCTGCGAAATCCGGTTAGCTTCTGGTGAAATATACAAGCTTAGAGCAGACGAAATATTTACCCATGCCGTGCAGCATAAAAAAGACTGGGACACAAATGAAATTACCCAGGCATGGGAAATCATCGCAAAATGCAAAGATGTGATTACATGCTGGAAAAGCTACGTGCACGGGATCATTGAAAGATTCCGCACGAAAGAAAAATCTGAACAAATTGCCAAATACAAGGAGGCAAAAAAATGCGAAAATCAAAAGACCAAATCGAAAAAGAAGCCAGAGAGCTCAGAGATAAATTCTTTGGAGCCCGGTATAGTTCTGCGACCCTTTCTGGATTATCTCTCCCCGAACGATCCGCTGCAGCGCTATCGCACTTCATGAAGAAAAAAAGGAATTTTTTGATCTTGACTGGTCCTGCGGAAAAAGGAAAAACTCATATTGTTGCTGCAATGTGTGAATGGATGGTTGAGAATTTTAACCACTATCGTATTTGGAAAGAATTTGATTTGCTAAAGCATATAAAACATTATATGAACGAAAAAGGATGGGACCCTATTGATACTTTACGATATGCAATTGATGATGATTTGATCATCTTGGATGATATTGGGGTTTGTCATCACAATGATTGGAGAGAAGAAATTTTTACTGCTCTAGTGGATATAAGGTACAGCAGCATGCAGCCTACAATAATCACAACAAATCTTTCAAAAAATGATTTTTATAAGATCTATGAGCCTAGAGTAGGCAGCAGGCTTTTTGCTGCGGAAAGCACGATTATTGACACCTCAGACCTTCCAAATTTTAGAGAACTAGGTTACTAGAATTCAACCAGGCAGGGACGGCAATCCCTGCCTCAACAATACACAATATGGTAAAATATGACAAAGCAATCAATGAAATGCGTCTATTGCGGAAATGCTGGCGGCAGCATTACAGTTTCAGGAGGGGCAAATGTAAAAATGGATGGAGACGTAAAAATTAGCTGCCTTATCTGTGGCGGCAAACTTGATGCCCAACGCATTATTGATGAGAAGAAAACTGAAGATGAGGAAAATAGGAAAATGGAAACTGAAGAATATGGAAAAATAATTTTCATGAGTAAAGAGTCGGAAGAAAAAGTTTCTCAAATGACTGACCTAGAAATAGACATTTTGAGCATGCAAATTGCAGAAGGACTAAGGCGTAGCCATGAAAAATTGTCAAGAATGGACTATACCGATACGCCTGAAATCTGCAGCTAACATCTCAGAACACTGGACCATCAAACGAAAGCGCAACAGAGCACAGGAAATGGCCATTCTAGCCTCTTTTAAGCAGCAACCGGTATGCATATACCCACCATGCAAGATAACCCTTACAAGGGTCTCTAATCGCAGCCTAGATTATGACAACTTGTGCTATGCATTTAAACACATCCTAGATTCAATAGGCTCGTTTCTAATGCCAGAAAAGGCGCGAGGACATGCAGACGGAGGCAAAAACTTTATCGTTGACTATGCGCAGGAAAAGGGGCAATATGCCATTAAGATAAAACTAGAGGCTATGTGACTTATCTTTTATTTGAAGGGGAGGATTACTACCCCTCCGGCGGATGGCATGATTTTAAAGGACACTTTGAAACCATAGAGCAAGCAAAGACTTGGTTGGAAGAAAATTATTCATGTCCTTGCGATCAATGGGCTCATATTGTCTACCAAGGTAAAATTATCCTAAATGCATATTCACCGGAACTGCTAGAACATACAAATTGGATATGGGAGAGTGAATTATGAAGGCAATTTATGCTATCTCTATTGCTGTATTTCTTGCATCGTGCTCATACCTGGCGCCACTTGCCGAGGAAGCTGTTGAGATCGAAAAGATCATTGAAATGGTTGATCATGGATAGCGAATTACCCTACTTCATGGCAGCCGTGATAACATTCATTTTGATTTTAGCTTGCGCAATGGCTTATCTTGTGAGCTATTTCTAGCTGCCTTATGCCGCGCGCCAAATTTTAATTTACGCAATGGCTTAAACCGATGCCTGTATTTTTCGATGAACTCTAAAAGGGGCAAACTGTGATCCATCGGCTCTTCTCTGTACTTTGATAGAAGTTCCTTCATCGCCATCAAATGTTCATCCTTATTCATTTTCAAGAGCCTTCTTTGACTTGATAACCTCGTCCGCCAGTCTCATAGCGGATTTTCTTATCTGTTCTTCGGGAAAATCATATTTGCGCCATATCGTTGCCAACATGATTGCGAATACGTATGAAGCAATTTCAGCAGTCATTTCAGCAGACGACATTTTGTCCATGCATTCGGCAAAAAGATCGTCAATAAATTCTATCAATTTGTCTAGTTCAGTCTCTGACATTCTCATAATAATCCTTATATATATCAGATAACGCAGATTATGTTGTATGAGTAAATTGTTAAATATCTAACCTTTTAAAAATAAGCCATCGAGTGATTTATTAAACTCAATATCAATATCGTCATATAGGTCACAATCAGTAAATTTCTGGCCTTTGCTAGGAAGTATATTTCTAATTAAAGCCAGCATCATCATTGTTTTTTCTCTATCGAACCCAATATGCTTGCAATATTCTACGATAGAATTAAGGTAAGAAATTCTTTGTTCTTTCCCCCTTTTCTTTATGTCGGAATATATTTTTTTTAAATGATCAAGATCATTCATTGTTTACCCCTTGCATATATTCTTTTCTATAACGCTAAGCCTCTCCTCAATATCCAATATCAATTTCTTCAATTCGCCAATCCTAGCAAATTGCCCTTTTCTCACTTTATCGCAGCTTTGCCTTACAATTTCAAATGATTTCTCCAAAGCGTCAATGCGCGATTCTTCAGCGGATTTAAAAAGATCTAATTGATATACTTGCATTGAAATTTCTCCAAGTGATATATAAATCTATCACATGCAATAATTTAAATCAATACAGAGAAATCATGAAATGGACTATCGAAACACGCAAGATCAAAGACCTAAAAGATTACAGCAAAAACCCGCGCAAACTAACACATGAGCAAGCAGCCCATCTGCAAGTTTCTCTCGAGAAATTCGGCTTAATTGATAAGCCAATCATAAATAGCGATAATACCATCATTGGCGGCCATCAGCGCGTTAGACTGCTTAAAAAGATGGGGCATAAGGAAGTAGAATGCTATGTGCCAGAAGTGCAGCTCACAGACAAAGAAGTGGAAGAGCTGAATATCAGGCACAATAAAAATACTGGCGAGTTTGACTTCGATATATTGGCTAATGAATTTGAGCCGCTCGACCTAATTTCTTGGGGGTTTGATGAGCAAGAAATATTTGGTGATATTGCGCAAGAAATAGATGGTGGAGAGGAAGAAGAAGACGACGACGCGCCAGAGCCCTGTAAAGATAAAGACGCGGCAACTCAGGCAGGGGATGTGTATATATTGGGAGATCATTGTCTTGTGTGCGGAGATAGCACAAGTTTTGAGGTAGTCAAAAGGGTTCTTAATAATACATCCGTCGAAGCAATTTATGCCGACCCTCCTTATGGGATAAATGTGGTTTCGGACAGCGGGCGTCTAGGAAAGTCGCAAAAGTATCGAAAAGTAATAGGAGACGAAAATTCAAATTGTGCAAAAGATGCTTATGCAATGGCATGTGCCTTGAGTATTCCGATAATGATTTTCTGGGGAGCAAATCATTATTCATCTATATTACCGGAATCATCTTGTTGGATCGTCTGGGATAAACAGGGGGGCAAAAGCGTAACTTTTGCGGATTGCGAATTGGCTTGGACAAACATGAAAAAGCCAGTTAGATTATTCCAACATATTTGGGACGGCTTTAGAAAAGATTCAGAGAAAAATGAAAAAAGATGTCACCCAACACAAAAACCAGTAGCCCTTGCTCAGCAGATTTTAAAATTAGCAGAGGTAAAAGGTGCGGTTTTAGATCCATTTGGGGGGTCGGGGGCAACATTAATCGCTTGTGAAAAATCTAAATTGGAATGCTATATGATAGAATTAAGCCCTGCATATTGCGATGTGATCGTCAATCGCTGGATAAATTACAGAAAAAAGAATGGTCTTTCTTGCGAATTCTCAAAGAATGGTGTAACGTTTGAGAAATTAGTGAAAGAAATCAAAGATTTAGATGACTAGCCTATGGCATGCAAGCCTACATATGAAATAGATTGGAAAATATTTGAATTGGCGCTTCAAGCCGGCTTTGAGCAAAAAAAAATTGCCCTGGCTTTTCAAATTGACGCAGACACGTTAAACCGCAAGACAAAGAAAAGATACAATGGAAAAGGATTCAAACAACTTGCGGACTCATTTTGCTGTAAAGGAGAGATGTATTTGACCATTGCGCAATACCAAAAAGCATTGGATGACAAACTTAAATATAACACCAGCATGTTGATGCATCTAGGGAAGGTTCGACTGGGGCAGAAAGAGCATGATATTTCTAACGAAATGCCTAAAAATGATGAAATCAATGCAATACGGCACAAATTAATGGAATTACAGGCAGAGAATGACAAGCTTCGCGCTCAACAAAACCAGCCCAAAGCAGAACCAGAGCTTTGCGGAGGCGACCCATCGGTTTAATATCTGGGTAGGAGCGGTATCATCAGGCAAAACATATAGCAGCCTTGAGCGCTTTGCATACGATCTAAAAAATGGCCCTCCAGGCGATGCCATGGTTATTGGCGTTAATCGCAGCTCAATTCAGCGCAATATTCTGCACCACTTATTTCAAAATGTATTAGGATTCCCATGCCCCACAGAGAAAGCACAAATGATCCGGCTATACAATCGAAACGTTTGGTTTGTGGGTGCTCCAGATGTGAGCGCCGTCTCAACAATTCAGGGAAGCACTTTAGCCCTGGCCTATGTAGACGAAGCAACAAACCTGCCGGAACCATTCTGGAAGATGCTAGAGAGCCGACTTCGAGTGCCGGGAGCAAAATTATTAGCGACATGTAACCCGGAAGGCCCAGCTCATTGGCTTAAGAAGGATTATATCGAGAATAAAGAGCTGGATTTAGTACATTGGTCATTCAATTTAGAGGACAACCCATCATTAGATGACGCCTACAAACAGCAGCTCAAAGCCTCCTATACCGGAATGTGGTACAACCGTTACATACTCGGAGAATGGGCGCTTGCTCATGGCGCCATTTATGATTGCTATGACCATGATAACGAGTACCAAAACCCATTTCCTAGCCCTTCTTATTATATTGTCGGAATCGATTACGGAACCACAAATGCCACTGCTGCAGTATTATGTGCCGTCACACCAAATCGCTGGCCTCAAATACGTGTGGAAGCAGAATACTATTACGACTCGGCTAAGAAGGGGCGTAGCAAAACAGATCAAGAGCTCACGCGCGATATTAAGGATTTTATCGGATATAAAAACATCTCCGCGATTTACTTGGATCCAGCAGCTGCTTCGCTCAAGATCGCGCTCAGGCAATCTGATTTACCTGTGCTGGACGCGAAAAACGATGTTGTTCCTGGTATCAAGACAGTCGCTAAATTCATCGGCGGTAAAAATATCGTGATACATAAAGGCTGTACAATACTGCGCGAACACATTCAATCCTATGCCTGGGATCCGAAAGCAGCAGACAGAGGCGAAGATAAGCCGATAAAGAAGAATGATCATATTTGTGTGGCCGGAGACACAATAATAAATCTACCAATAGGCATATGCGAAATAACAAAATTAACATCTGCGCACATCCCTGTTTTGTCCTTTAACGGGAATTATTTTGGCTGGGCCAAAGCAACACCTGTCACAAAGACAGGAGAAAGCAAGAAGATCCTCAAGCTTACGCTTGAAAATGGAAAGACCTTGAAAGCCACACCAGATCACCAGGTATTGACAAGACGCGGATACGTTGAGATACAATTTCTATTGAAAACAGATGAGGTTTTGTGTTATGATTAGAGCATGGAACATCAATTTCATTACGGTAAAAAGTTTTACCAAGACAAGAAAACGGGCTACTGGATTTCTACCGCTTGCCCAAAGATTAGGGCGCATGTTTGGGTTTGGAAATATTGCAATGGGCAAATTGAAAAAGGATTGCATGTCCACCATAAAGATGGAGATAAATCAAATAATGACATATCAAACCTTGAAGCCATAACTGTAAAAGAACATGCTGCAAAACATGTGACAGAGGAAAGGTCAGCAGCCAACTTATTGCATATTGAATCAATTCGACCCTTAACTAAAGAATGGCATGCGAGCGAGGAAGGGCTAGAATGGCACAGACAGAACGGAGTAAAGACTTGGGAAGAAAGAAAGCCATTCCTGATTGAATGTCGTAATTGCAGCAAGCAGGTTGAAACAAAAACATACCATCAAGATGTTTGCTCAAATGCTTGTAAGTCGTCTTTGAGAAGAAAAGAAGGGAAAGACAATGAAGAAAGGATTTGTCCAATATGCCAAAACAAGTTTACGGTAAATAAATATGCCAAAACAAACACCTGTGGAAGAAAATGCGGGGATATATTCCACCGTAAAAAGCATTGAAGAATGCGGAGAAGAAGATGTATATTGCATTTCCGTGCCTTCTACGGGTAATTTCGTGGCTAATGGGATAGTCGTAAAGAATTGCGACGCCCTTAGATACGCTGTTTTTTCTGCATTCCCGCAGGGACAATTTAGCCACCCCGATGAAGAGATATCCTACGATCAACTCAGAAGAAAAGTTTTCAATGAAAATGACATATATTCTCAATTCAATGGTGAGCTGGGGTTTTGATGGATATTTTCTACTGGCAGTGCCCTTATTGTAAGGATTATCAGGCCATCTATTACCATACAGGACAAAGATACATGCTATGTTGTGGCGCATATTGGAAATTTTCGGGGTTTTGATGGGATGGATTAGCTGTAAAGAAAAAATGCCTATACAACAGCCGGAGAACATTCCTACCATGGACTGGGTTTTAGTATGTTCGAGTGAATACCCTAATCCCATTTCTATCGCCCGATATGATGGCGATAATTGGGATTTTATAGATTCAAATGAAGGGTGGGTATACGGCGTTATCTGTGGTGATTGTACAATAGCGTTCGATATAAAAGAAATTACTCATTGGATGCCATTACCTAAGCAGCCGCTTAATGAGTGAGTGGATTAGAGTTAAAGACCAACTCCCTGACCCATATCAAGACGTTATTTGTTATTCGAAACTCATGTCATTTGATGAGATAAAAATAGCCCATCAATACGGAAAAGATGAACCGTATTGGACTGACGATCGTGGCTATGGGATTACATCTGTTACTCACTGGATGCCTCTTCCTGAAAAGCCTGTTATGTGATATAAAAAATTATCAATTGATAAGAGGTCGCAAATGGCTCGCCCAGAAAGAATAAATGACGATTATAGAATATTTTCAGAACTTCAAAAATTTGATGCGCAGCTATGGAAAAACTTAAGAGATATTATTTACGATTCAGGGTATCTCTGTTATCACGATGATGAAGGTTGCCATTTTGTATTACGCGAAATAATGGAGTGCTTTAGGGGATATCACATCAAAAAGATAGGGGAATAAATGCCATCATATGAGAGTGGACAGTATAGCCTAGGTTATATAGACCCGTCTGATATACAGGCTAAAGACCTAAAATCTATGATGGATCAATTCTATCAGGCCCAATACTCGATTAATTCTACTCTGTGGATACAGGGCGCCATTGACAAGAACTTCAAAGTAGGCAACCAACAGCTCTACAGCCAGATTTATGGCAACAATTCCCAAGGCGCGCAAAAATTCTTCTTCAACTTAATCCGCCGCACTGAGAACATGGTCTGCGGGTTTCAGCGCAAGAACCGAAAGAGCACCGTTACAATGCCTATACATGGCAATGATGACCAGGTATCCGATGATTATAACGCAGCAATGAGATGGTGCGATGACCGCGATGGATTCCAAGAGTATTTTTCGCAGTCCTTTGAGGGCGCTTGTGACACTGGCGAAACATTGCTTCACATGTACCCAGATTATACTTATGACCCTATTAGCGGTGATTTGTTCACCGACTGTGTGGCGTATAATAATTATCTTATTGATAGCTATACTCGCAAGCAGGATTTATCAGACTGCAATGGAATATGGCGCAGGCGATGGACAAGCAAGCAGGGAGCAAAGCTGCTCTTGCCAGGATACGCAAAAGAAATAGATCGAATGAAGCCTGGTGGCATGAAAGATGGAAGATTCCCATTGCAAGCAGAGCTGCAAAATGTGGCCGTCAATAATTTGTTTACGTATGACGAATTCTACTACAGGACTACCCGTCCTGGAAATATCATACTAGACCCTATGTCCGGCGAGGCTGTTGAGTGGGAAGAAGATGAAGGGGCCTCTAAAGACGAAATGGAACAGGTTTTACGATCTCAACCCTGGCTAAAGGTTAAAAAAGTTGAAGTACCTACTGTCAAACTTATTATTGCTCTATCGGGAAAAATCGTCTATCATGGCGCCAATCTTCTCAATATCGATCAGTATCCTTTTATTCCTGTTCAGTGTTACTGTGAGCCTGATATACAAGCCTATGCCTGGCGCAAGCAAGGTATTATTCGCGGGCTTCGCGATGCTCAATTTCTGTACAATATGCGTAAAGTTATTGAGCTACAGCTATTACAATCGTCATTAAATGCAGGATGGATATATCCTGTTGATGTAGTGACAGATACAAAGGCGTTTAGGCAGACAAGCGGAGGCGATGGCTTTCTTATTCCCCTTAAAACAGGGCATTTGCCTAATGAAATACAGAGAATTGAGCCTGTAGCTATACCGCAGAGCCTAATTGAGCTGTCGAACAATCTTGCTGAAGACATAATGAAAATATCGGGGGTTAATGAAGAGCTTTTGGGATCAGCGACAGATGACAAATCTGGAATTCTTTCCATGCTCCGGCAGGGCGCAGGGCTTACTACGCTACAAACGATTTTTGATAAGCTCGATTATTCACAAAGACTTTACGGGAAAATACGGTTGCAAGCCATACGAAAGAACTTCTCTAAAGGCAAGATCCGCAATATTCTTGGCCATGATGCAGATCCGCGCTTCTTCACATCGCATTCGCAAAAGTATTCCGTCGCCGTCGAAGAAGGTAATTATTCTACCACCCAAAGGCAAATGGAGCTACAACAACTTCTACACTTTAAGCAACTCGGAATGGCTATTGCAGATAAATCCATTATTCGCGCTGCGTTTATTACAAATAAACGCGAAGTGATTGCAGATATGGAAGAGCAGATGCAGCAGCAAGCGCAACAGCAGCAACAGCAAATGCAGCAGCAGGCTCAAGTAGATCAGTCAAAAATAATGGGTGAGCAGGCCAAGGCACAGCTAGCACAGGCAAAAGCACAAGAGGCGCTTGCAAATATTGACCAAATTGAGAGCAAGGCGCATCATGAGAATTTGACAGCAGATTTAGAGCTTGTGAAAATGATGGTCGAGCTTGAGGATATGCAATTCAACCAATTTAAAAGCGCCTTCGAGTATGCTCAGGCGGTAAAGTTGGCCAATGCGCCACCAGAACAGCAAGTTAAACAAGCAGCCTTGGCGGGCTAGGGAGAAATATTATGAAAGAAGAAGCAATGAAAGGCAGGGGTATGCCTTATTTTGAGAAAGATCACTGGCAAAAAGATGCTAGCCAAATTGATTGTGCAGGCGGTCGCTATGCCAGCGAGCTCAACACGATGGAAGAATATAAGAAAAGCACAGATAAGCTTTCTTCTTATGTAAAGAGCCATCGCGCAGAGCATTGATTTGATTGTGTTGTTGCCAGCAACCCTAAAAGGTGGCTCGCTTGTTGCGTGCTAGAACGTGCTGAATTTAGCAGTAGCCGGCCTATTCTGCTAATAACGAAGGCTCCCTTTACCCGGTATAGAAGGGATACGAATAAATCCGGGCGTATTTTGGCATGTTAGCTCAGTTAGTTGTTATCCAAGGGGAGACAGAGAGCGCTTAAAACGAGTGAAGCACGTTTTGAGAGGTGGTCGGTGCAAATCCTACACGTGCCTATGCAGAAAATGCAATGATGCTCACTCCCGCCAGGCCGGTAATCGTTGTGGGGCAGCCCTTCATTTTCGCCTGATGAATCGAAAGAAGAAACGCAATTGCGTCGCGAAGCGCCATCAAGAAGGGTAGGTTATGGCAGTGGCCGGCAATTTTTAAAGAGGATATATGAAAAAATCAAGTCATGCCCCTGATTATGCCAAGAATCGCACCGCCGATGTAATCATGAAGGGGTCCGGCCCATGTGTTCCACAAGAGCACTGGCAAATGAATCGGGATATTACGCCGGAGGGCGATAATAGCGGATGGGGTGCATTCTTGCCTAGGCAGGGGAAAAACAGGCCGACACCACATACAAAATTGAATGAGTGTGACCATTGAGCCAGAAGAAAATCTCCTTTAATAAATACCAGCTATCGCAATTATTATTCGACTGGGGCTCGCTTCTTCAAGAAGATGGGTCTTTTGAATTATCTGAGGGTGATCCAGAAACTAAGCGTTATGTCGATGATTTTGTAGAAGGATTATTTTTAGCATATATAACAGCCAATGAGTGTGATCATTGATGTATGAAAGAGAATGGATCGACTGCAGAATAGAACTGCCACCTAAAGATGGAAAATATGAGATTAAAACTGGTTATATAGATAGCAGAGATGATCCTTTGGCATACATAGGGCCCGCGGAATATGATGGATGGGGGTTTAAAGTGATATCCAGATATATGACGCCTTCACATTGGAGAGAATATAGAGAGCCGATAAAGAAGTATGGAAAACTGAATGAGTGTGATCATTGATTTGTAATTACTGCGAAAAAACAGATTCTATTATAACGCCGGAAGCATGTTGTACGGTATGTAAAAAACTTAATGAAGATATTTTAATAAGAAATTTAATATATTCTTCGCCATCCTCATTTGATGAAGAATATCAAAAACAAGACAATGAAAATGATGACCTCAGAGTTGGCGAAAATCATTAACGCTTTAGTGCAAATAAATGATTTTATTTGTGAAGATAAAATGTATCAAGCAGGATATTTCCTGTCTAAATTCAAAGAAGATCTGGAAAGGCAGGTTGAAGAGAATGAACATAGATGAGAACTTAAATGAGTATGCCGAATGCGAAAAACAGCAGGCCAGCTAGCCCAGAAAGCACTTTCTGACACCACAAAATATGATGCGCTAGAAATCGGGCACTGGATGTCGGAAGATATCGAAAAGCACCTATATGAAGCTATTACCAATTACAAAAACATCATAGATGAAGATGAGTTTTGTGTCGTTATGGTCATCGCTAAAGATCCGCTAATTAAGAATGCAATACGTCGCAAATTCTATTGCTGGCCATATTTGCCTAGCCCTCGCCCGAACCAGTCAGTTTTTTTATATAACAAAAAACTAGACAAAATAACCAAAAGGCTATGGGTATTGCCTGCAGATATAGTAATGGCGGAATTAGCTGGAACAGAAGTGATAGTGAACAAAAGATACCAAACCATGCAAGCTTGGGCAGTGGCATTTTTTAAAGGCACCTTCTGGGAATACGTTAGGCACGATCAAGGCATCGACATGCTATCAGAAACGGAATATATGCTAAAGCATCGAGAAGAACTCATCAAGGCAGGCTGTAAGATTCCTGATTCTAGTTTCGCCGAGCCCTTTGACTTCAGTAAAATCCATATAAAAAATGTCATAGACCCTGTCACAGCCATGGTTTAACAAACACGTTTCAGTGGCCTTATCAAGGCACAGAACACCCAAAGGGGCATCACCAAGCATAAATAGCATGGTTGTACGATATCTCTCAAGGCTTTCTAATAGCTCTTTTCTAATTTTTGCTAATATAATATCTTTATCAATTACTTGGCCTTTCTCAAAGGCGTCTAAAACGTCTGGACTAGACATAATAGGAGTCTCCTTATGACAATACCCCTTGATAATGCACCAGTAGCCCCAGAAGCGCAAGAAAAAGCCGATACAGTATCGCAGCAAAATAAATCCGACGCAAATATACCACAATCTATAGCCATTGTTGGTGGCCATAATATTGCAGTACAATCTGTAGAACCAACCATAGAGAAGCTTGAAGACCCGAACTGGAAAGCGTTCAGAGAGGCGAGAAAACAAGATAGGATTATAAGAGAGGCAGCAGAGCGCAAGGCTGCAGAGAAAGAGGCTGAAGTGGCAGCGCTCAAAGCGGCAATGGAAGCAGCCTTTGCAAAAGAAAACCCTCAGCAACAGAGGTCGAATGATTACGGATATGGAAGCGATGAAACAGAAGATGAAAGAATTGAAAAAAAAGTCCAGGCCGCGCTTGCTGCAAGAGAAGCGGAGTCGGCGCGAATACGTCAGCAGCGAGAGGCTACGGAATACCCGCAGCGCCTGCGACAAAATTTCTCAGACTTCGACCAGGCGATTTCTAGCGAGAATCTGGACTATCTGGAGTTTCATTACCCGGAAGTGGCGCGGCCTCTTCAAAGATTAGGCGATGGCTATGAGAAATGGCATGATATTTATAAGGCAGTTAAGAAGTTTGTACCGAACAATCAGACGGCCAAGCAGGAGTCGGCGCGAGCAGATGCTAATTTCAACAAGCCCAAGAGCATGGCTACAACTAATGTGTCATCACCAGGGGAAGCAGCAGGTAGCATGAGGCTAAGCGAAGAAAGAAGAGCTGCTAATTGGGCAAGAATGCAGAAATTATTGAAAGGGATTTGAATAGATTTAACGAATGGATATCGGCGATAGGGAAAAAATAAAAAAAAGACTGCTAAAAAATTCACAGTGGAATAGAGCGTGCTTAGAAACCAAATATAAAATAAAGGAAAATGGAGCAATCCCACAAATTAGAATAAAAAACAAAGATATTTCTGTGCATAGGGCAGCATGGCTTGCTGAATATGGAGCCATCCCACAAGGAATGTTTGTTTGTCATAAATGTAATAACACAAAATGCTTTTTAATAGATCATTTATATTTAGGAAATCCATCAACCAAAAGAAATAGCAAAAAAGGGCGTAAAGCAATGGATGCAAAGAACATTGAAAGGAGTGAGTTAATGGAAGGCATCGAAAGGCTACAAGAATTAGAAGATGCATATAAAAGAGCCACTTTGGTTTGCTATGGTTCTCCTGATCAATATCAATTTAGGCACAATGAACTCATAAGGGCGATGGCTGAGATTATGCTACAGCCTTTATATGACATTCGCTTTGAAGAAATGAATAAGAAAATGAAAGATGCAGGAATGTAAACCATGCAAGCATTCGCATGCATTATTTATATTTTATTATTTTTAGGAACGATGTTCGGCATTGTGTTTATGGCGCTAAGAGAAATAAAAAAATATTATAAAAACAGATGAAACAGATTCGACCATTACGAGCAACACCTCGATATGGTCGACATGCTATTTTCAGGCCCGATAAGCCTTAGTTTGCCAATATATATTTGATTTGATACATTCCAAATAGCTGTCTATTCGAGCTATTCGCACGCTCACGGCTGAATTATACGCCTCGCCACCGTAAGACCGGATTTTAGGTTCGTCACCTAGAAAATCAAAATCTTACTAACGAGGCGTATTATGTCATTTTCTACCGGTATAACCGGCATCGGAAACATGGCTCCAGAATTGCCCTTGCAGGCATCTGAGGACCTTCTTTCCACACCAATGTTTAATTTAATCCATAGTTTCGGCGTTGATCTTCATCATGCAGAAAGTTACGTAGGACGCACGACTAGAATGTCGCGTTTCGAGCGCCTCAGCACCGAAGGCGGCCAACTCGATGGCAGCGGCATAGACCCGGCCGCAGAGGTTCCCGTGCGTTCTGATATCGATGCTACGATGGAAATATATGCAAAAACCATCGTAACAAACGAGCAGGTCGTGCTGTACGAAAACAGCAAGACGTTAACCAAGTTTACAGCTCTGTTAGGGCAGTGGTTGAGAGAAAAAGAGGATCTGTTAATGCGCGACCTCTTTGCCTCTTCAGTGTCCTATATCAATGCTACAGGCGGCTTGAATGGAGACCAGCCTTCAAACATTAGTTTGAATGATGTGAATAACATCGAGCAAATCTTGCTTGGTAATGATGCCCGCACAATGCTAACTGACTTGGAGGCTACTCTTCGATTCGGAACGGCAGGCGTTAGAGATGCGTTTATTGCGCTAGCAAGCACTAATCTTTCTTCTGATTTGCAGAAGGTACAGGGCGTACTGCTTAAATCAGCTTATCCAACCCAAGAAGGAATTAGGCCGGAAGAATATTGCTCAATTTCCCGCTTCAGATTCTTTGTCAGCTCAAAAGGCGCAAAGACACCGGGCATTTCTATGCTTGGACGAACAGTCTACACCATTCCTATGTTTGGCTTGGAAGCAGCGGCCAAAATCGAACAGAACAACTACACCGCAGTTATTGGGTATAGGCCTCCGTGGGTAGTTTCTTCAGTGGCTCAGAACAGCCAACTATATGCTAAGTTTGCGATTGCTCGCGCAATTACAAACCAAAACTGGATCTCGGGCCTGAATGTAACCACATCACAACCGTCTTAAGGGGGCAATCATGGCTTTTACTATACTTACAGCGGGTTCTTTTACCTCTACAGAAACAGGGATTAAAATTCCTATGCCTAGCGACCCCGATTATTTCGTTGCTATCAATACAACAGCTACAGGAACAACTACAGATTACCTAAACATTAGAGGCGAATGGTTTGGGAATCTTTTTGGAGCCGGTGCAACTCCAGCAGGAAATGGTCTGCGATGGAGGCATGCAACTAGCGGCAGCACAGCGTCGGTATTTATGGATAAGTATTCTAGTACTCTAAATTCCATATTATATGATGGGTTTACCTATGTTACTACGTCTCCTGTTGTAGAAGCGCAGAACGCTAACGCAATTACAGCAATTACCGCAGCCTCCCCCGCCGTTGTAACACAAGCAACGCATGGATATTCGGATGGGGACATCCTTCAGTTTTACGGAACTACTGGAATGCTTCAAATTGCAGGCATGAATTTTCAGATTTCAACGGTTACAACAAATGGATATACCTTAACAGGACTAAGAGCCTCGGGATTGACTGCAGGAACTGCAGGATTTACACGTCGCATTTCTAAAATGCTAGCTGTTGAGCCTCAATTTCTTTATGTAACTGAGATTACAAAGGCCACACAAGCAGTTGTAAGAACTTCGGTTGATCCTACGCAATATTATGCGGTGGGAATGAAGATCCATTTTAGCGTGCCTTATTCCTTTGGCATGTACGAGATCAATCAATTGACTGGAAAGATTTTGTCTATGAATGCCACGAATTACACCATGACTATTGATATTGACACATCAGCATTCACGACGTTTGCGTTCCCTTTGACAACTGCATCGCCAACAGCGGCGCTGTTTGCCACGGTAGCCCCAGCGGGAGCTTCGACGCAAGTTGATCCGGTCACGGGAGTTCAGACGGGCTATAATTTCCAATATCAGCCGTTTAGAACAGGCCAATTTACTCCGTATATGTACCTAGGCGCAGGCCTGGGGGCTCCAGCTGGCCAGGCCAATGATATAATCAATTGGATCGCTTACAAAATGGAAAATGGGTAGATAAATTAAGCGTTCATCCGCGCTTATGCGATGTCGGGGATAAAGTCCCGGCGTCGCTTTATAAAGAGGAATATGACAAACCAATATTTGCCAGGGGTTATACAGATACCTAGCGCTCTAGAAATAACAGCTATAACAAGATCTTTCCCGATGGTTGTAAGCGTCGAAGTCAATAATAATTCGACCGAGTCGAACACTTACATAGTCGGAATGGCAGTTAAATTAAACGTTCCTTATGTATTTGGAATGTTCCAGGCGAATAATTTGGTGGGCACGATTACAGAAATAAACGGATTAGATTTTAGCTTAGACATAGACTCAAGAAAATTTGACATTTTTTCTATCCCAATTGGAACAAGATACGGGCCCGCAACAATATGCCCTAATGGGTCTAGAAATCTCACATACAACAATCAAACTGGCGACGTCCCTTTTCAGTCGCTCAATAACATAGGGAATTAGGATGACACATTTAACACTTTGCACCGCATCAGGCGAAGAGCACGGCCTGGTCAATACACTGACAAACTCAAATGCATTTGATGAGTTTAAACACTACAAGCCAGAGCATAAGAAGCAGCTCGAAGCCGAGAAAAAGGAAGATAACCGCATTGTCAAAGCGGAATATCTCAATAGCCGAGGGCGCCATGAACGCCTAGAAATGCATTATTGTAAATATTCGGGAGATCCAATTCAGGCTTGGCGATTTATTCCAGGTAAAGTTTACGAGGTGCCTCTGGGGCTTGTTAAACAGGTGAATGACAAGAATAAGATTATGAAAAAGCGCAGCGGATTGCAAGAAGTGGACGGCAATCATGTCACTAAAGACGGCTCGCCACTAGATAAAGATCAAGAGGGCGACTGGCTTCATAGATTTGCTGCAGTCGGTTTCTAACTACCAAATTGGTAGGTTTTGGTAGAAAATTGGTAATTGTAAAGCTGGCTTTACAGGGAGAGCTTAAATGACAGCCGTAGTTCAGGCAGATAGCACTTATGCCTTTATTGAAAAGAAAGTGCGCCGACTTACTGCATCTGCAAGCGAAGCCGCTTTATCAAGCGTAGATATCCAAAAATATATCAATCAATTTTACGACTCTGATTTTCCATATAGCATAAAGCTGGATCAGACGAGACAGGTATATAAATTTCTTACCATACCTAATGTTGACCGATATCCTGTAGATGTAAATTCATATATGGGGTTTCGCGCCCCTGTATATTTTGAAGGCATACAGGGCAATTTTTTCAAGAATCGCGATCAGCTGTTTAATCTTTATCCGCGATACCCGACTAAATTTATTCCGATCTCTGGAGATGGAGTAACAACAGCATTTACATTTACCTTATTTGGAAACAACCAAAATCCATATCCTCAACCTAATTTCGGAATACTTAGCACTCAACTAACTATAGGAGGCATTGATGTTAACGGTAACCCTATTAGGATTATCGACGATGGCGGCGCTGTTAATAATTCTTTTGGTGTCGGGGCAAATACCACCATCGGCCAACTGATTTATGTTCAGCAAAATACTGTTGGCGACAATGTCTATTTAGATTCTAATAACATTCAGCAGCCTTCCATACCGAATTTATCCCCTTTGGGGGGGCAGGATAATGCCAACTCTGCGCCTCCTCCTTCTGTGCCACCGATTACACCTACAGTTGTGCCGTCCTCTTATAATGTTTATCCTCCATCTCCTCTTACGCCCCAATACTGCGGCACGGTTAACTACATAACAACCGATATAACTATAAATTTTCCTATTGCTCCAGCTGCGGGAACACAAATAACAATATGGGCAGCGCAATATCAAGTCGGCAGGCCATATAACCTATTGTTCTGGAATAATGAGTTTACTATAAGGCCGGTTCCGGATGGCGTCTACACAGTCGAAGTAGAAGCATACCAATCACCAAGCCAGTTTATGATGACAAGTCAAAGCCCGGCGCTTAACCAGTGGGCGCAGTATATTGCATACGGAAGCGCAATTGAGATCCTCAGAGACCGGCAGGACATGGAAGGCGTAGCCAACCTAATGGATGGATTTAACAGGCAAGAAGCGCAGGTTTTAGAGCGACAGGCTATAGAGGAAATACAACAGCCTAATATTACAATGTTTAATAGCACATCTTATGGCTATGGCATAGGTTATGGCATCGGACAGGGGTATTAATGGCAGGCTATAAACCTTTACGTATAGCAGGAAACTCAACCGGCCTTGTGCAAGAGCGCGAAGAATTTCTATTGCCAGATGATGCCTATCCTACGCTGCAGAATGCTTATGTATGGCGAGAAAGGATATTACGCAAAAAGGGGTATGAGCTGCTAGGAAGGCTGCAAAGGAATTTTCTTAATCAATCTATTGGAAACTTTTCTGCCGCAGGAGCTGGAACATTTACATTTGATCTTTTTGCTTTGCTCGGGATTACAGACCCAGCCGCAGCATTAGCGCCCAAAACTATAGTGCTAACAATAGCCGGAACGGTGAACCAAGTATTAACTGACTCGCTTGGAACCGGAGCAATGACAATAACGCCGGTATTAACACCAATAACAACGGCCACGATAAATTATCGTACAGGGATTCTGACAATCGTTACGGATGGAGCCTTTGCGGCATCGGCAACTACATTGACCGGCGGTTATTATCCTAATCTTCCTGTAATGGGAATAAGGATCCGGGAACTTGCCAATAGCGCCAACGATCAAACCATAATTTTCGATCAAGTATATGCGTATTTTTATAGCACATTGCTAGCCTCTTTTACCGAGTTTATTCCCGGGACTACATGGAATGCGAACGGTTCTAATGTTGAAGCTACTGATTTTTTCTGGTCGACAAATTACTGGATAAGTGACGTTACAAACTTTGGCTCTACAGGCAGTAAACTTTTCTGGGTTACAAATAACACAGGTAAATATTTAGCTAATGCAGACCCCATAAGAATCACTGACGGCACATTATGGCTAGATTTCTCTCCGCCTACTTATGGGCAAATTGATGCCACTACATTCCTTTTGCAATGTCTTTCTTTTCTGCCATTCCGCGGCCGACTCGTCTGCTTCAATACTTGGGAAGGCACCGGCTATGCAAACATGCAGAATTTTACAAATCGCATTCGCTGGAGCACGATTGGTAATCCTTTTATTCCTTATTCCGCAGGGCCGCCAGCCACCGGATCATGGCGCGATGATATAAGGGGACAAGGGGGATTTCTTGACATTCCCACCAGTGAAGATATTACAGCTGTTGGATTTGTAAGAGACAACTTGGTTATTTATTGCGAGCGCTCGACATGGCAACTTCGATATACAGGCAGATCAATTGCGCCTTTCCAAATAGAAAGGGTAAATAGTGAGCTGGGAACAGAAAGCCCATATTCAGCAGTGCAATTTGACACTTCATTAGTGGGAATCGGGGATAAAGGCATAGTTGAATGCGATAGCTATAAGTCGCATAGAATTGATGTTAAAATACCCGATTTTGTCGATCATTTTACATCAGAAAATAACGGAGTATATAGGGTGCAAGGAATTAGGGATTTCCCTAATAGGCTTGCATATTGGACGATACCCCTTGCTCAGCAGTATATGCCCATAGCGGGAACAAGCGATGATATATATCCCAATACTCGGCTGATCTATAACTATGAAAATGATTCATGGGCGCTTTTCAATGACTCGCTAACCGCTTTAGGGCTATTTGAGCCTACAGTAGGCAGAACATGGCTTAATACGCCGCAAACCTGGCTTCAGTGCTATTTTCCATGGATTGAGAATACAGAAGGAATACAAGAAATTATCGGGGGAAATCAACAGGGGTTTGTCGAGTATCTAGATAGGCTAACCGTTAATGATGTCAGCCTCTATATTTCGGCAATAAATTCAGATGGCATAACTCCGACGGTCATAACAAGCCCATATCATAATATGGGCACAGGGTTTGTTATAGGAATAAAAGGCATAGCCGGAAATTCACAGTATACATCATTGAATGGTGGTATTTATGGAATTATTGTTTTAGACCAAAAGAGATTTACATTAACAACATATGACGCAGCCACTGATCAATTTAGCGACGGTGTAATAAAACAGCCCAGTACATATTTGGGCGGAGGCCTTATCAATATAAGAGAGAATTTTTACATAAAAAGCAAAAAATTTAACTTTCTTGATGAAGGGCAAAATATACAGCTTGGATATATTGATATTTTGCTTGCTGCAACCGAAAAAACCAACCCTGGCGCAATTTCATTAAATGTATATTTAGATTACAACGATTCGCAAATATCTAATTTACTTCCTGAAAATACTATCAATGACGGAGCTCTCCCCCCACAACCGGATACATTTTTCAATTCGACAATACCGACAACAAACGCAGCTACTAACTTTGTGGGTGGTACGAAATTCTGGCAGCGAGTTTATTGTGCCTCTAGAGCTTCGTTTTTAACCCTGCAGTATACTTTTTCAAATGCTCAGATGGCCGGAATAGAGCAACAAATGCCAGTACAAATAGACGCTCAAGTGCTTTGGCTTAGAAAGGCCGGAAGAATGACACAACCCATTTAGGTTTATTATGACAATGTATCAGCCAAATATACCAACCGGATTGGTTCCTTTAAACGAGGATTACCAAAATTTACAGAATAATTTTACGCAAATAAATACAACATATAATACCGATCATGTGCCACTAACAGAAGCATCACAAAATGGATATCATACAGTTGTGCACCTTGCCAAGCAAGTAGCAGGAACCGTCGGAATTTCAAATACGTTTAGTTTATATGAAGAGCAGACAAACGATGGATATGCAACTAGACAACAATTATTTGCCATATCAGGAACAGGAACACCCTACGCATTAACAAGAAATTTTACGCCTTCTTTAGGAACAAACGGCATAACATTTTTGCCCGGCGGCCTTGTGATTCAATGGGGATTTGTTAACGGCACACACTCAGCAAATAATCATTTTAATCAAGGGGATGTTGGGACAGTAACTTTTTCCGCTGTAAATACAGCGTTTCCAAATAATTGCTATGGCGTATGGTTTTCATTACAATATTCAACTGCAGCAGGAGGGGTAATCCCAGACGGGACAGCATCGGTCCAATATGACACTAATACCCTTTCGAAATTGAAATTTGACTGGTCTTTTTCTACAGGATCCTCAAAATTCACAAATTTTATGTGGGTAGCGATAGGCAACTAATGAATGACTATTCAGACGCACAACACCTAGAGAGCTTTATCCCTGTATATGATACGGTCCCCGAAAAATGGGAAGATGCACGGCCCTTTCTTGTGGAGCATCTAAAGAAAATCACTAACGCGGTAAATGTACGTGAAATCGGCTTTTTCTTAGATGAGGAATTGCTGAGCGGCAAAGCATTTATACCGGGCACAATAAACGATCAGGCGAGCCAAACAAGCCAGAATTTCCGATCTATACTTCGCAAGGTAGTTGATGTTAGCCCGCTAGTAATAGGCCCAAATACATTTGCGCATGGCGTTAATTTTGACGCCAACTTAACAAATATCCAGTTTTGGGTAGCGGCGACAAATTCGACGACATTGCTTGCCTATACTTTTGTTTCGCCTGAAGTTACGGTTGACGCAACAAATGTAAATATAACCTCGCCAGCAGCATTTGACAGGTCTTTCTTTGTCTGGGAATATTTGCAAGAATTATAGGAGTAAATTATGGTTAATTTATGGGACGCAGCAAAAGGTATTTTTGGCGGTGGCATATTCTCTAAACAGGCTAGAGATGCAGCAGGTAATTTTCTAATGGGCACGCCGGAAAAGCGCGAGAATGTATCATTGCTTAGGCCAGAGCAAGAGCCGCTATTTCAGCAGGCAGTTGGCGCAGGAATGGGGCCAGGGGCAGGCGGAGCGTTTGGCGAGGCAGCAGACTATTACAGAGATTTGCTTAGTAATGACCCGCAAGCATTGCAAGCCTATATTAACCCTGCAGTGCGCCAATATAACGAAGATATTGTCCCGGGTCTATCAGAGCAATTTGCTGAAATGGGCGCGGGAGGGCTATCTAGCTCTGGCTTTCGCAACGCTCAAATTCAAGGTGCAACCGACCTTGCGGAAAGAATAGGTCAAATCAGAGCTAATTTAAAGCAGCAAGGCGCGCAGGGACTGCAAGGAATAGGACAAACAGGATTGCAAAACTTCAGTCAAAATATGGTTACAGAACAAGGAACACCAGGCTTCTTAAATCAAGCCGCTCCAGTTTTAGGCAATATCGCATCAACGTTTTTAGGCGGCCCCGTAGCAGGCGCAGCAAATTCAGCTTCTCAAATGACAGCAAAAGCAAAAGGATGGGGATCGCCAGGGGGAACAAACACAGGACAAAATACAAGCCCATATGGTTATTCCACGGGATGGAGTAATGTCCCTGCTAGCCCAGGGGGTTATTAATGGCTCAATATATTTCACCTGGCAATATTTTTGGCCGCATTGGATCGGGAATTGGGAAGGGGTTGGCAGAGTCCATGCCAGATGAAATTCAAAGGCAGAGATTAGGCGCCCATTTAAAAAGCCTAAGCGAGCAAAAAGACCTAACGCCATTTCAGCAATTTTCTGGTCTAGTTTCAGCGCCAGGATCTACGCCCCAAATAGTTCAGAGCGGAACAGATCTTTTACGACAGCAGGCCATTTTAAACAATGCTAAGGCAGAGCAACCATTGCCCAGAAAAGAAGGGGCGCAAAATGTTAATGTAAATTTTCCTCGCATTCCAGCCGCTGAAAACCAGCCCTCCTCAGTAACCCCACCTCCTAGGGCAAAACTACAGCCTTATTTACCTCCTGAATTTCAAGAAAGAGAGCAGGCAGCATTAGATCTTCATAAAAGCAATCCTTTACAGTTTTCAACTTTGGATTCAGCAAGAAACTACGTAAATTCTAATGTAAACGCCAATATTGAGCGTTCAAACGCTGAAATTGCGGCAGAAGATTTAAGACAGGGTGTCCAAACAAAGGCAGAAAAAGAACTAAAAAATGAAATCGATACGAGAGGGGCAAGTATCCCTGGAGAATTCCGATCAGAAATAGAAAAGGACATGTTAGAGGAAGTGAATTCTGGAAAAATATCTGAAAAGGACGCCGCGAAAAAATACGGACAAATAGCTAGCGATTTAGACAGAGTATATAAAAATATATACTCCTGGGGGGGTGTTGACCTCATTACAAATAACAAGCCAGAACTTTTAAGGGCGATGGATTCAGCAAGACAACAATTTGAAAAAATTGGGAAGCCAAGGCGCTATGCAGAATCATTAATGGCATATAATGAGGTTACACCAGGTTTTGCATATGCACAAGCTATCCCTGTTAATAAAACTCCCGAATTAAATAACATAATAAAAGAATTGAAACCGTTAGAAACACCTCATGCAAAAAAAGTTGTGGGCTTGCCAGGATTGGGAGGAGTGGGAAGCTCTAGTGCCACTTCACAAAAAAAAAGGCAAGAGTCAGAAAAAATTTATCCACAACTAGCAAAAGCAATGGGGAAAGACGGAAGTCCTCAAGCTATAGCTTATGAATTAGACAAAAAAGGATACGATGGGCCAGGCTATCTTGAATATGTCAATAATAACGCGGATAGGTATGATCTTACGACGGGTCAGTTAGATGAATTGGGAAAAACCAATAAAAGTTATTTTGGAATATTAAATAATTGGTGGCTACAATCCTTCTCAGGAGTTAAATAATGGAGCCATATCAAGTAGCATCAGAAAAAATGCGCAGAAGTGGAGAAATGCCAATAAATTTAGCTAAAAATGTTGGCATATCGGCAATAGGAGGAGCTGCTGCCCGTCTAGGAACGCAAGCGGCATCAAAATTAATTCCGAGAATCTCAGCGTTGATAAATGATTATGTGCCAGAAAATATTGCAACCAAAGGCCTTGAAAAAATAGATCCGAGATTTAAGAAATTCATGGAAGGCGCTTCTGAATCTGGGTATACATTTGACGATATTAAAGAGTTCATGAAAGAAAAAATATCGAAATCAGAGCCAGCCAAAGAAAACCGCAATATTATAGAGCAATATTCACCAGAACTTTTCTCATTTATCAAAGAAAAGGTTAATTCTGGAATGTCTCCAATTCAAGCCGGCGAAATAGCGCAAAGAGAAGGGAAGTTTTCCGACCCTATCAAGAAGATTGAAAAAGATCATAAAACCAATTGGCTGCGTGTTTTAGAATTGTTATTTGGATCTGGCAAGGATGCACAGGCGCAACAAGCACAAGTCCGGCCAGCGCAACAAGATCAACAGGAATTGCAACAGCCCGGACAGCAACAGCCCGGACAGGGACAAGCAGCATTAATGGCAGTATTGCAAAAGTTACAACAGGCTAGAGGGGGCCAGTGAATCCAGAGCAAGAGATTGCTCTGCTTGAGCAGTTGATCAATGAGCTACTTGCGGGATTGCAAGAAGTTATTCAATCCGGAGAAATATTAAGCGATGAATTTCAGGGTGCAATAGCTCAAGAATTAGAGTTGGCAACCCAGCGGATTGATGCATTGAGAGCGCAGAACCCAGCAGATGGATTGCCCCCGGCCCCTCCTCCAGAAGCCCCACAACTTCAACCGGGCGCATATCCTAGCAGTAACGTCAACTCTTATAAATATGACCCAACAACCGAACGCCTATTCGTGAAATTTCATGGCGCAGACGCAGCAGGCAGTGGGCCAACATATCTATACCAGGGTGTGCCACGCAATATTTATGACGTATTTGCGCGTGGTGGAGTTGCCCCCACCACATCTGGCCAGAATAGGTATCATCGCTGGATTAAGGGCGTAACTCCCAGCTTGGGAGCATCGCTATACCATCTAATTCGCAGCGGCGGTTATCCGTATCAGCGCGTTGCAGGATGACAATTTCAGCTTTTAGCTTAACATTCTCCTTTTCAAGTTCCTTAATTCTTTCCCATTTGTAATCTAGCTCATCAAAAAGCCTGTGATTCATACCAGATGTTTTACAGCAGCGCCCGTACATATACAGATTTGCTAACACAGATATAATTAGAAATGTATAAAAAAACTTTCTCATTTCTCTTTCTCCTTTTCATTTGCTGCCAATTCCATCATTCCAACCCCTGATCCTTAGCCATCTTCCTAATTGCCATTTCTACAACCGCTTTCATAGGCAACAGCATTCTTGTTGCTATTTGTAGAGCTGTTTCATGCGCCTCTTTATCTACACGCAGTAATTTTGTTTCTGATCGCCCTTTCGCCCATCCGCCTGATTTCATTGTGCTTCTCCATAAAATAGTTCTTCCATTTTAGAAACCCTTTCCTCTAAATTTTTTATTCGATATTTATCCGATTTCGTAGGGTCATAATTTGATGCAAGAATTATCCAGCATGCAAAAAGCGGAATAAAAATCAAAAACACAATTAAAGGATTCATCTTCTTTCTCTTTCGATATCGCAAAGCCTATTATGAAAATCTTTCATTTCAGAATGAATTGCATGCGTTAACTCCCTAATAGCATCTAATTTATTGTCCATATGCCTGATATCAGCCCTGCTCTCTGACCTTGCCCATAAAAATAATCCCATATTTGCACCTAGTACAGTTAAAACTTGTGCCCAATCCATTTTGCAATCTCCTTTTGTTGTTGCTTGCTATAATATACCAAATGTATAAATTAACGGCAAGATAAATTCCCCTCTTTTTTACTGCTAAAAAAATATAGAATTGATACTCTCGTTTTAGCGTTAGCTGAGTCGCTCTCAGCAGGCTGCAAGCGAGATCGCCGCCGTAATTATTGAGCTATATAATCAAAATTACGATGGAGATACCTTCATGACTTTTGCGAATACCAATAACAGCAACGTGCCTTTCGGATTCGAAATAGACGGTTACGTTTATCCCCAATTTCTAACAGCAAAAAGAGCCCCCACAACACAAGATATCTATCCCCCGGGCACCCGAATAATGTTCGTTGACGAGTCTAGTGGCGATAGAACAATATTTGAAACTACTGGAGCAGGTGTCTGGCAAGAGGGCGGCAACCCTGTTGCTACTAAGTCATTGACGGGTATTGTTGAAATCGCAACCTACACAGAGCTATCAACAGGCACAGCACCAGCCGATTATTTTGCTCCGGCTGCTAATGACGTATATACTTATGTAAATTCAGTAACAACCGCTGGCGCTCCTGTGGCCAGCACCACAACACAGGGCATTGTAACACTTGCCACAGACGCTAAAGCTGTGGCTGGCACTGCATCAACTGGGCTTGTGGCGCTTGCTGTACAACCATCTAACCTTGCTGCTGTATTTGCTGCAGCTCCTGCAATTGGCGGAACAACTCCCGCCGCTGGCGTGTTTACTACCTTAGGAGCTACTACAGTTACATTTACTGGTGGCGGCACATGGGCTAGCGGAGGCACTCCGATTTCAATCGGCGGTGATGCTTCAACAGACACAATTAATATAGGCACAGGAGCAGCAGCTCGAACAATACATATCGGAGATTCTACACAGGCTAATCTTGTCACCATCGGATCAGCAACAGGCGCAGCAGCCCTTACTCTTAAAGCAGGAACAGGTCATTTCACACTTACTACAGCGGCAACAACAAATGTAACTATGGCCGCCGCACAAACCAGCGGCACTTTTACAATAGGCGGCACAGCAGCTACCGGAACGATGACATTAGGCAGCTCGTCGGCCACTAATGAAATTGATATCGGAAATGGCGCAGGCACAACAACCGTGAAAATAGCGAATGTCACTACTGATGGCGCTTTCGTTGTCGGCAATGGCATGACAACCGGTACAATTACAATTGGTGGAACAGCTCAAGACGGAACGATAACGCTAGGATCTTCGTCAGCATCCAACAGTATGGTAATCGCTGGTGGATCAGGAGCTACCACGCTTGCTATCGCCAATGTTCAGACTGCTGGTTCTGTATCTGTTGGCGCAGGGATGACAAGCGGAACCATTTCAATTGGCGGGACAGGCGCACAAATTGGCACCATCACGATTTCAGCATCTACAGCAGCCCAGACAATAGCTATAGCCAATCTAGGCGGAGCTAAAACAATCGGCATCGGTAATGGCGTAGATGGCAATCAAATCAGCATTGGCAATGGAATCAACACTACTGCGCAAACAATTCAGATTGCTAACGGCGCTTCTGGAGCAAATACAACCCTCAATATCATGTCGGGCATCGGCACTGCAGGTGTCGGAGTCATTGCATTTGGTAGCAATACCCGCGTTACAACAATTGGTATTGCCAATATTGCCCCAGCAGCCGCCAGGGTTATTACTATAGCCGGTGGCAATGGTGCGCAGAATGACACCTTCACATTAATGGGTGGCAATCCATCTGCTAATACACAAACCGTTAATATTCTGTCGGGTGTGCCTAGCGGTGGAACTCAAGTGCTAAACTTGCTTACGCAAACAGGTCAAGCGGGCACAGTTAATATTGGAACAGGCGCCGCGATGGCCAACGCGATTAACATCGGCGGCACGGGAGCAAACGTTATTGCCCTAGGCAACCTGCAAACTACCGGCTCTATCACCCTAGGAAATGCCCTCACGAGTGGCACAATAGCATTAGGGGGCACAGCAGGCACTGGCAACATTTCAATAGGCAACGCAACAAATGCGACCGGACAAACTGTTCTTATTAATAGCGGGGCGTCAATTGCAGGGCCAAACGTGGTCAGCATTCTTGCGGGGGCAACTCCAGCGGCCAACCAAACATTCAATTTAATGACAGGCGTTGGATCGGCGGGCACATATACAGTCAATATATTGACAGGTGCATCTACAGGCACAACACAAGTTGTTAACCTGGCAACGGGAACAGCGGCGACCACAATTTCAATCGGCGGAACAGGCGCAAACACTATTGCAATTGCTAATACGCAAACAGGCGGGTCTCTGTCATTGGCCCATGCGATGACAACCGGAAATATTGTTATAGGCGACGCTCAAACAAGTGGCACCCTGACAATAGGATCGACAGCAGCGGGAATTGGCGCAGTCCGAATTGTTGATGGAACAGGCGCACAAACCGTCACAATTGCTACCGGGGCCGGCGCAAAAACCGTCACTTTGGGCTCGACAAATACGACTTCAGCCCTAACCCTAAATTCTGGATCAGGAAATATCAATGCTACAGGTGGCAATCTTAAAATCGCCACAACGGGAAAAGGCCTGCAAATTAAATCAGGCGCTGCAACAGATATGGCAGGAACTGCAATTTTGGTTCTGGGAACGGTTACCGTTTTGAACACAAATATTGCTACAGGCGATTTGATTTTCCTTTCTCGAGTAGACGCAAATGGCGCGGTTACTCTGGGCGAACTGTCATATACCATTAGCAATGCAACTAGCTTTACGATTAATAGTTTGATCCTTGGCACACCAGCAAGTTTGCAGACCGCCGACGTGTCAAGTGTCGCATATTTCATCATTCGTCCTGTTTAATTTATTGACCGGCGTACCCAAGGACTGTAATGTCTCAAAGCAAACGACACTCAGAATCAAGAACGGTATAAATTGGAGCCATGTAACATGCTGAAAAATCTAGCACAATTAGAAATCACAATCGAAAACAAGAGCTTCCGCTTTCTTTGCGATAGCGACGCCTCAACGCTGTATATTAAAGAAGCTCTTTTCCAGTTTCAAAAGTATATAGGCGCTGTTGAAGATGCTGCAAAAGCCAGAATGGAGCAAGAGCAAGCTGAAAAAGATGCAACGAACGAGGCCATGAAAGAAGGCGCAGAACCTTACGAGGAACCATGTCAGATGAATTGTCAAGAGTCCAGTGTGTCTTAAAAGCTCAATTTGATCCGGCATCCCTTACAGGAGCGTATCAGCCTTTAAATGGGGCTGGTACGCAATCAGATGCCGCGCAAATAGGTTTTAGCGACACGGTTAAGATTATGAAAATCTGGAATCCTTCCACTACTGTATCGATCGATATCAGTTTAGACGGGGTTAATGATCATGACTTCATTCCCCCTCTAGGCACTCTTATAGTTGATTTCCAGACAAATCATTATGACAGCCCTTCTTTTGGCACAGGAACATTAAACGTTGCTAAGGGTCAAATTATTTGGGGTAAAACAGCAGCGCATTCAGGATTTCTTCAAATTATTGGCTACCGCTGATGAGCCAATTTTCGGTAGGCATAGATGCAACAATTTCGGGGAATTCAGGATCAGTTTCACTTCCTGCCACTATAGAAACGGTAAATACAACAATAAAGTTTGTCGGCTTAGCGAATACGCTAACAGAAGATTTTAGCGGTGATTCAAATAATAATATATTAATTGGTTCAACATATAATATTATTAATCCAGCATCAAATAATGTTTGCATGGGAGCTTTGGCACTAAGGAACTTAACAACAGGTTCAGGCAATATTGCAATAGGAAATTTAGCAGGGGCTGCATATAACGGCAGTGAGTCTAGCAATATATGCCTAGGTAATACAGGGGAACTTGGCGATACCGGAATTACCAGACTAGGCACTAGTTTAAGCGCCCTTTGTTATGTGTATGGGAATCTTATAAATCTTGACGGTCGTCGATATAATATAACAGTAGTAGATGATCCAGAAGATCTCCCATATACGATAGGCCTAGAGCAACATGTCATTGCACCACTTCCAGATTTGGGAGATGCAACATTTTTTCTTCCAGCTTCTCCCCCATCAGGAACTGTGATCATTGTAAAGAGCGTTCGTCCAGGGGCTTCATTGTACACTATAACAATAACAACATCAGATGGATCAAAAATTGATGGCCAAGATTCTTATCTTATAAATACAGAGTTTGGAAGTGTCCAGCTTCTTTTTTGCCAAATTTTCCCAAGTTTTGGGGCATGGGGGACCTTATGAGTCAATTTTTCATTGGGGTATCAGCAGGATCTTTACCCCCTTCTGTCCCCCTAGAATTTGGAACAACATTTGATTCTAGTGGGAATCCTCCAGGAACTGCGGTTCCAAGCAACAACAAACTATACATTTTAGGTACCAATGGAATTGTCACCTATTCAGAAACCACAGACGCAGCCAATGACACTGTGCAAGTTGCCTTTGCGGGAGGCACAACCATTACAAGTGATGGCGCAGGCCAAACGCAAACAATTCTAACATTTACCACCTCAACGGATAGTTGTTTTACATTGCAAGCTATGTTTGCAGCGTATGAGCCTGCAACCGGGCTGGCATTTGGCGGGCGCCTTCTTGTAATATGCAAAAATAATGCCGGAACGGTGTCAATAGTTTCAGAGCTAGAAAATGTTGGCGGAGGAGATGCCGCGCTTATTACATGCAGCTTCAATGCATCCGGCGCAGGCGCTTTACTCGATCTTGTTGTAACTGGAGTTGCTGGAAAAACGATTGACTGGTCAGTGATAACCCCCGGAATACTAGGAGCAAACTAATGGTCGGTACAGTAGGGTTTCGTAATGGCGATCTAGTTGCCAAGAATATCACCTTTGATTACACAACAAATCCGCAGCCTGGGCAGCCAGGCATTATTACGGCGAATGGGCAATTATTAATCGGCTCGATAGGGTCATTTCCTAATATTGCCATGTCGGCAGGAAATATAGTATCGCCTAATGGCACTGTAACAATTGGCTATTCTTTTCCAAATATTACGATAGATATTTTTGGGGGAGCTCAAGCCATCGAAAGACTGACCGGAAATACTGGAGTCGCAACGCCGATCTCGAATAATATCAATGTCATTACTGAAAATACAACAGTAAAATTCGTAGGTACATCGGGAAATTTAACTCAAGACTTCAACCTAACTAATCTTTTTATTGGAACTGCAGGCGCTTCTTTGTTAGGGGGGTCGGGTGGAAATGTTGCTATAGGAAAGAACGCCTTGGTTGCTGCAACTTCAGCGACTTTCGACGTGGCCATCGGCGAAGAAGCAGGAAAGGCTTTAACCTCCGGCTCTAATGATGTCTATATTGGCTATGAAACTGGCCTAAAAGCTACGACAGGCAACAGTAACACGGTAGTAGGAAGCCAGTCATTTAACAATTACACCACTTCGGGCAGCGATCCGGATGGCAATACGATTTTAGGTGCGCAGTCAGGAACAAATATAGCGACAGGTCGTTACAATACGATAGTAGGGGTAGCTTCTGGAAATACAATAAACGGAGCAGATTCCTCTAATATTTTGATTATGCATGCTGGGGTTTCTGGAGAGTCACATGCCACACGAATCGGAACGCAAGGCAGCGGAATAGGGCAGCAGACAGATTGTTATTTAGCCGGCGTTTTGCATACAACATCAGGAATAACACGAAATATAACAGCTCCTGGTGCATACCCTTATGCTGTTCTTTCAACCGATGATATAGTTTCTATTAGCACAGCGTCCGCCAGAACAATCAATCTACCCAATGCGCCCACCACGGGAACAGTTTATGTTTTAAAAGATGTTACGGGCAGTGCAGCGGTAAACAACATTTCAATTACTACTGCAGGCGGAGTTGTGACCATCGACGGAGCTACCACATACACCATAAACTCAAATTATGGCTCCATAGCTGTTTATTTTAACGGTGTCAGTTATTTTGTAATATAAGGGGTCTGATATGGCTTTTAACGATGATGGAACCCCTATAGGGGAACTTGCATATTTTGCAAATGCCAATGGAGATGCTTATATTACAGGCTCGGGCAAATGGTTAAAGGCTGACGGCTCAACCATATCACAAGCTACATATCCTGCTTTATTTGATAGAATGGGCCTTCTAAATCCGGGGGGCTCTGTATGGACAGCTCGGACCAGCCAAACAACATCAGTTATTAACGCCATTACATTTGGAACTATATTTGCGGCAGGTGGTGCAGGTGGAGCTCTTCAGACCAGTACAGACGGAATAACTTGGACTTTGCGCACTAGCGGCACATCGTCAAACATCAGCGGTTTGACATTCGGAAATTCCCTTTATGTTTATTCCGGGGCAGGCGGGGCAATGGCTAGTTCAGTGAATGCAACAACCTGGACTGCACGCACCTCCGGAACTTCCTCCGCTCTTTCCGCATTAACCTATGGGGCTGTGTATGTTGCAGCCGGCATAGGCGGGGTGATCACGAGCTCAACCGATGCAATAACGTGGACAGTACGTAGCTCTTTTTCTATTCAAAACATTTCTGCCGCTGCGTTTGGAAATAGCACATATATTGTTACTGGCAATAATGGCACTATCGGAACGAGTACGGACGGTACTACCTGGCAGACAAAAACCCCGTCTTTTGGCGCATCCAGCCCAACCACTAACGGAACAACCCCGTTTGCCTTTGGAAACAGCTTATATTTTTGTTCTTCTGATACCGGGGTATTATGCACGTCAACGGATGCACTGACTTGGACGGCCCGAGCCTCAGGCACTACAAGCAATATTAACGCCCTGGTGTATGGTACAGCGTATGTTTACGGTGGAGCGGGGGGGCTAATTGCAAGTTCCACGGATGCAATCACGTGGACAGCACGAACAAGTAACACTGCAAGTATTGTCAGAGCGCTTACGTTCGGCGGCGCTTTACATTTATATGGTACGGCTGCAGGCGGTTTAGGGACAAGTACAGACGGAACAACATGGACAGCACGAACAAGCGGTACAGCCTCGCAAATAAATGCATTAACATATGGTACAGTATATGTTTTAGGGGCTACAAACGGAGGTGTTTCATCGTCTACAGATGCGATAACCTGGAATGCAAGAACAAGCAATACTGCGTCTAATATTTATGCTCTAACTTATGGGAATTCTCTATATGTTTATGCTGGAGCAAATGGAGCTGTAGGAACTAGTACGGATGCGACTACCTGGACGGCACGAACTAGCGCGACTACATCTAGCATCTATAGCTTAGCATATGGTGCCGGAGCATATGTAGGGGTGGGGGCTTTAGGGGTAATTATGTCCTCAACCGATGCAATCACCTGGACCTCTCGCACTTCTCCTACCGTTGCAGGATTATACACGGTGCTTTATAACTCCGGGTTTTATGCTGCCGGTCAGAATACAGTCATTACATCTACAGATGGAACCACGTGGGCAAGCAATGGCGGCCAAACCACAACAACAGGCATTGGAGTTGTAGGATACGGAACGAATTTTGTTTACGGTACAAATGGCGGCACAGTGGCTACATCAACTAATGGTTCGAGCTGGACATCAAGAACAAGTGCTATAACTACATCATTGAGCGGTTTTGCTTATGCAAATTCTCTTTATCTCATTGGCGGAAATGCAGGCTTGCTTAAAATGACCTCAACCGATGCAATAACGTGGACGGCAGGGCCTTCGATTTATGCTACAGTTGCTCTCAGTTCTGGAGCTGGCGTATTTGTATCATCGTCAACCTCACTAGGAAATCTAGAGACCGCAAGCACGGGCTATAATTACAACTCAGCCACACAATTTCAATTGCCGACAGATGCAGCAATACAGGGCCAGCTTACTGTAGAATATACCGGAAACTTTAAGAGATCCCTTTACATAAGAGCACTATGACAAAAGTTTTTATAGCAACACCAGCATTTGACGGCAAAGTGACGGTAGCGTATGCCTGCGCATTGGCAGATACTAGAATTTTTCTTGCGTCTCATGGAATTGAGAGCATTATAAGGATAAACACCAGCGGATCTTTGCTGGTTCGTGAAAGGAACGATCTGATCAAAGAATTTCTCAAAACAGACTGCACACATATGCTATGCATTGATTCAGACATTGCTTGGGATTGCAGGGATGTTAAGAAATTGATCGACTATAACGAGGATTTTGTAGCTTCTCTATACCCGGCAAGGGGAGAAAGAACATTTCTTTTTCGTGGTGTATACGGGGAAAATAAACGCATGGATGTTTCAGAAAAGCTTTTGCTGGAAATGGAATATATTCCCGCTGGTTTTATGCTTTTGAAGCGCTGCGTTATAGAAAAAATGATAGCTCATTTTCCAGAGCTTTATTATGAGCCAAAAGATCCTTCTTTGAAACATACTGCAGGGCATTGCTTGTTTGATACTGAAGTGTGGGAGGGTGAATTTTGGGGCGAAGATTACGTTTTTTGCCGAAGAGCACGGCAGGCCGGAGTTAGAATATGGATCGATCCACAGATAGCCCTTAATCACGCAGGGATTACAGGGGCGTTTATAGAGACACTGACAACGGAATCTCCGCAAAGAGTGTCTTAAATTGATGCCATAATAATAATGGCCCTGGATTACCCCAGGGCCTAAAAAGAGAGGAAGAATGAAAGGAAGCAAAGAAAAGCGCAAGATTAAGAAAGTCATGTCCGAATATAAGGCCGGCAATCTTCATAGCGGTTCTAAGACCGGCCCCTTGGTTTCTGAGCCTAAACAAGCGATTGCAATCGCCATGAGCGAAAGCAGAAAAGCAAAGAAAAAATGATGCTGATCTTTTCTGAACGAGTGCTTCAAGAGATGCGAGAAAAAAAAAGGCAGCTGAATTGCTGCGATCCTATTCGCGCATTCGAAAATGAATTTCGGGAAGTTAAGAAAACTTGGTGGCACTTTTCAAAGAAAAATCAAAAATCACCATTCTGGTAAACGGCAACACCTTGAAAAGAAAGCATGTGACTGTTAATATTAGGGTAGAGAAATTGTTTTTTCATGGAATGAGTCCGGATGGCTCAGGTCATTTTTTGCATTGTGTGGGCGCTATGTTGCAATGCATAGCGCCCTTTCTTTTATCCTGATATTCTCCATCTTACAGATTCTGGCTTGCGATATTTATCTAAATTAACAGCGCTTAGCTCAGGAATGCTTGAGTAGTCAACAGACCCTTTCACTGTCATTTTCGACAGAGAAATCCCATTGCCTTTGCATGTATTACCCCTAGAAATGAATATAAGTTGATTTTTTAGAAATTCCTGTTCTTTTTCTAGCTCTTCAATAGCCTTTTTGCATCTAAGAAATCGCTGAGAGCATTCCAGCCAATCAATATTTCCATCCATTGACACACAATCATTTTCTTCTGGCTCTGGAGGGATTTTATCTATCAACCGTTGATAAAATTCACGCTCACAATCAACCATGTTCTTTATAAAAGCATCATCTCTAAATACCTCCAACAAGATCCCGGCACTTCCGTCAAAGCTATAGTAATGCATTTTATCAAGGTCGCAGACGCATAATTGATGTTGCAATTGCGGGTAGTAGTATTCCGGAACTTTGCCAAGTCTCGCCATTTCATGAACGGAAATTCCAGGGCATTTTATTTCTACCAATATTGTGCCGTCCTCGCTTAATCCATCCACCGAAGCCATTTGCCATTCTTTAATAAGCACAGCAGGTTCAACATGCGTTCCCGTATCGAATGTATATTGCAGTCGGGCGCCAGGCTCCATAGCAATGCCCCTGCGCATAGCGTCATTACAAAATCCAGACGACATGTCGAGCGCCTTTTCATTGTAAAGCTGCAATTTAGTTTTCCAGGGATTTAATCCAAGTATAACCGCGGCATCGGTCGCAGTTATTTTGGTTTTGCGAAGCTCTAGCCATGCCCTGCTCCCTTGTTCGATGCAACACTTTTCGTAATTCACGCTCATAAAAATTCTTCTCCGCAACTTCCCTTAGAAGCATTTGAATAATTATTCTCTCTCTAAGCGCGGGGGAATCTTCCCCCGCCATTTCTAGCCATTCGCCATAATGGTGTTGAACATCGTTAATAATGATCTGCACCTCGTCTAGATCTTCCATGGTCATCCTGTGATTAAGTCAAAAAGTTCGGCTGTTTTGTTCTGTTCTTCCTGATATTTTGATTGTATAGCATCTTTAAATTTATGGAAGATCCCAGGAGGGAGCTCAGCGATTTTTTTTATGGGAGGAATCATCTTTCCTAGGCTTTTCATGATTTGATCCTGATAGTCTGTAGGGCAATTTGCAAACATAATCTGGATGTCTCGCAGATCTTCCATACTTATGGGAAATTCAGAATCATTTTCAAATTTTCCGGCAATTCCTAGGGTCGTATAATGCGGCCACCCCAAAGCAAAGGGGTCTGCATTATCGAACAGGGCTTCTAGATAGCACTTGCGTTCTGAAAAGCAAGTAACGATATATTGATCTACAGGTCTATGAGGACAGGGATTTACTGTATATTCTGTGTCCTTCCCTTGACCCTTCTTTGTCACTTTTATATCATAAGTGTAAGGAGCGCCCCAGTCGGCATCTCTGCTTAGGGCCTCAAGAGACGACCTGATAGACGCTTGTGTAATATGCAAGATCTCGATTTGCTCAGAAGCATAGTTAAATACGATAAATGACCAGAAATGCTTTATAGGCTTGCTAGCATCGTGTGATTTTGTGGGTTTATCTTCTAATTTGTATCGCACGGGCCTATTGTCGATCCAGTCTTCCCACCCTAAAATAGGCGCGGACATAATGCGAAATTTATTTTCTCCGTCTTGAAATTTCATATAATGGCCGCCAGTTTTTGGCGCTTTGTAATCTTGTGGTAAAAAGTTCATGGTGATTTCCTTTTGTTTTGTTGCCCCCGAAGGGGCTGTTTTGTTTTGTTTAAATCTGTTGTATTTCGAAAAAATCATTATGGTTATAATCATGGTTATCGCCATAATGGTCATATCTAAGTATATACAAAAA